GGACTTTTCTTACATCTCCAAAACTTGATTGGGAGTTGAGTTATGGCGCGGCCACGCAAGCCGACGCAGTTGCATGTCGTTAGCGGTGCGGCGCGCGTTCACCCGGAGCGCATGCGTGAGCGTGAGGCGGAGCCGGTTGTCGAGACTGGCGATCTGCGCGATATCGAAGCGCCGGACCATCTGGACAAGATGCATCGCGATCTTTGGAATGAATTGAGGCCCCAGCTTCATGCGCGGGTTTCATCCGCAAATGACGCGACGGCATTTGAGGCGTTGGTGCGGCTGGTCATGGTGATGCGCACCGGGCAGGCCGCCGCTGCGGATTATGCCAGACTGCAAGCCTATCTGGGTGAGTTCGGCATGACGCCAGCGTCGCGGTCGAAGGTGGCGCAGGGCAAGAAGGCTGAAGAGAAGAAGGGCTTCGCTGCACTGAAGGCCGCCGGGTGACATTCACTGAACGGGCTGAGCGATACGCACGGGCCGTTGTTTCGAAAGACATTGCAGCTTGTCGCTTGGTTGAATTGGCGTGCTCACGGTTCCTCGCGGACATCGAGCATGCAGAATGGGTTTACGATTCTGAGCGCGTCGAGCGGGTCTGTTCATTCGCGGAGCTGTTGCCGCACGTAAAAGGCAAGTGGGCACAGCAGAAGCAGTTGATCGTTTTGCAGGATTGGCAGGTTTTTATTCTTGCCTGCCTGTTCGGTTTTGTGGATGGGCAGGGTCGCCGCAGGTTCCGGCAAGCATATATCATGCTTCCACGAAAGCAGGGCAAGTCGATCCTGGCTGCGGTCATTGGCCTGTATATGCTCGTTATGGACAGCGAGGCTGGCGCGGAAGTTTACTGCGGTGCGACGAATGAGAAGCAAGCTTGGGAGGTGTTCGGGCCAGCGAAGCTGATGGCCGAGCGTGCTGATGATTTTAAGGCAGAGTTTGGGATCACGGCGGCGGCGAAGTCGCTTTTCGCGCTGGACGGGTCGAGGTTCCAGCCGGTGATTGGCAAACCCGGCGACGGAAGTTCTCCGCATTGCGCGATTATTGACGAGTACCACGAGCACGATACGCCGGATCAGTTCGATACGATGTTGACCGGCATGGGCGCGCGTGAGCAGCCGCTGGCGCTGGTCATAACGACGGCGGGCGATAACCTCGCTGGCCCCTGCTATGAAATGCAGAAGTTTGCGGAGAATGTCCTTGAGGGCGTGATCGAAGACGATCGGCTGTTCTCGGTGGTCTATACGATCGACAAGGACGACGACTGGCAGGATTTCGAGGTCTGGAAGAAGGCAAACCCTAATTACGGGATTTCCGTTTTCGAGGATTTTCTGCTCGCCCGTTATGATGAGGCGATGAAGCGCCCGCAAAAGCAGGGCATTAATCTGACGAAGCATCTCAATGTTTGGGTCTCATCGCGAGATGCTTGGCTTAACATGGCGGATTGGCAAGCATGTGCTACGCCTGTTGTGCTGGATGATCTGGCCGGGTGCAGGGCATGGATCGGCCTCGATCTTGCGACCAAGATTGACGTGGCCGCCATGGTGGCAAAGATTGAGATGGGCGACGGACGGTTTGCTTTTCTGCCGTTCTTCTATCTGCCTGAGGCGGTTGTGAACGAGGGGCGGTCGAAAAACTCGACGGCTTATGGCGGCTGGGCGGCGTCTGGTCATCTGACGTTGACGCCAGGTGACGCCACGGATTTCGAGTTTATCGAAGAGGATTTGAAGCGGCTTCTCAGGGTGTTGGATATTCAGGCCGTGGGGTACGATCCTTATCAGGGCAACATGCTGGGGACCAAACTGCTGTCGGAAGGTATTCCGATGGTGGAATATCCGATGCAGACGCGGACGCTTTCACCGCCGATGCGAGAACTTGAATCGGGAATAGCTGCGCACACCATCATTCATCCCGGCAATCCGATGTTCGATTGGATGGCGTCTAACGTGACAGCGAAAGAAGATGCTCGCGGCAATATCTATCCGCGCAAACCGCCTGGGCAGGATCATTTGAAGATCGACGGAATTACGGCGGCATTGATGGCGGAGGGCTTGAGCATGGAAGAGTCTGCGACCATCAACTACGATAACCTGATCATGGGCATGGAAAGCGTCTTCTAGTGGCGGCGCTCGACAGGGTTCTAGGTATATTCGGACTTGAGCGGCGCTCGGTTTATGCCGGGTCTCATCCGCGCGATCCTGCGGTGGCTGCGCTTTGGGGTTTGACCGGAGAATCGGCCGCTGCGATTTCGGTTACGCCCGACAACGCGATGAATGCGCCAGCGGTGGCGGCGGCCGTTCGGTTGCTTGGTGAGACGGTCGCGACAATCCCACTCGATTTGTACGAGATCATGGACAACGGGCAGAGCCGCCGGGCTACCGAACAGCCGCTTCACACATTGGTCCATGATACGCCGAATGGATGGCTAAGCTCTACCGACTGGCGGCGTCGCATGATGAATGGCGTTTTGCTGCGCGGAAACCAGCACAATCGGATCATCTGGGGCGGCGATGGCACGGTAAGGGCGCTCGACCCACTGCCGAAGACGACATATTCACGCCGCGTCGGAAGTCAGATTTTCTATCATGTTTATCAGGACGGCCGCCAAACGACCGAGCGGTCAATGGATATCCTGCATATCCGGGGGCCATTTCAGTCCGGGGACAAGATTGACGCGGATTCGCCGGTTGTCATTGGTCGGGAATTGATAGCGCGTTCGATCGCGGCTGGTGAATATATTTCGCGGTTCTTCGCCAATTCGGCGATGCCCAAGGCGGCGATCAAGATTCCCGGCGAGATCGGGCCGGAAGCGGCAAGAAAACTGCGGCAGGATTTCGAGGACAGGCACAAGGGCGTTGAGAACGCGCACAAGCTGATACTTGTGCCGGGCGGAATGGAGCTTGTGCCGGTCGGATCGACCAATCAGGACGCGCAGACTCTTGAGCTTTACAAGCAAACCGCGCTTGAGATCGCGTCGCGACTTTACGGCATCCCGCCGCACCTCTCCGGCGACATCGAAAAGCAGACGAGCTGGGGCGCGGGTATCGAGCAGATGGACGTCGGTTATGTGAAGCACGTCGTCCGCCCGTACCTTGAAGGAATTGAGCAGGCGCTTTCGATGTCGCTGCTCACTGCGGAAAGCCGACGCCGATTCAAGTTCGAGTTCAACGTCGATGGATTGCTTCGGGGCGACTTCAAGAGCCGGATGGAAGGTTACGCGCTGCTGGTCCAGTGGGGTGTGGCCACGGTGAATGAAATCCGCAGGCTAGAGAATATGCCGCCGATCGCGGATGGCGACACACGGATGATGCCGCTGAATTATGCGCCCGCTGATCGGATCATGGACGTGTTGCTGCGAGACCCGGCGAAAGCCGCCCGAGCAATGGCGGAAATGCTGGTCGAGATGCGGCAGCCCAATTTGATAGAGGAACATGGTCATGCATGATGTTGAGCGCCGGGCTCTTTCCGGCGGCTTTTCCGTCGAAACCCGCGAGGACGGCAAGCGCAGCCTTAAGGGTCACGCCGCCGTTTTTAATGCGCTGTCCGAAGACCTTGGCGGCTTTCGCGAACAAATCTCTCCGGGCGCTTTTGCTGAGGCAATCGGCAAGGATGATGTCCGTCTTCTGATTAATCATGACGGCTTGCCACTAGCGCGCAATCTGTCCGGCACGCTCAAGCTGTCAGAGGACGCGCGCGGGCTGGCGATAGAGGCTGATCTGGATGAGAATGATCCTGATGTTCTTCGCCTGCTGCCCAAGCTTGAGCGTGGCGATGTCAATCAAATGTCGTTCGGTTTTTCCGTCCGCCCCGGCGGGCAGGATTGGGCAAAGGATGACGAAGGGCGGACCGTCCGCACGCTGAAGAAGCTTCGGCTCTTTGACGTGTCGGTCGTGACCTATCCAGCCTATCCGCAAACTGACGTGGCGGTGCGCGAACTTCGCGCATGGGAGCAGGCGCTTCGCGCGCCCACGCCATACAAATTGATGCGCGCTCTGGAGCAACAGGCGGGCATCTGAAGAGCCGCACATGCGGAGTTGAAGGGGCGGCGCGGTGCCGCCTTTTTTTATGGAAGGAAGAGCGATGTCTGATCGCTTGAAGGAACTCCGCGAAAAGCGGGGCAAGATTGTTAATGACATGCGTGCAATCACGGATGTCGGCTATGCTGAAAAGCGTGACCTGTCCGATGAGGAGTTGTCGAAGCACAGCACCTTGTTCGACGAGCAGCGCAAGATCGGCGAACAGATCCAGGCAGAAGAGCGCAGCATTGAAGCTGCTCGCCTGATCGCGGACAAGGAAGAGCAGCGCGAAGAGCGCAAGCCCGATGGCGACAAGAAAGCCGCCGAAGAGCTTCGCGCAATCGCGTTCGGAAATTTCCTGCGCTCCGGTTCGATCTCTGGCGAGGGCGCTGAAGAGCTTCGCGCATTTCAGGCGGGCTCCAGTGCGGAAGGTGGTTATTTGATCACCCCCGAGCAGATCGTCAACCAGTTGCTCAAGAATGTGGATGACGCTGTTGTCATCCGCCAGCTTGCGACGAAGTTCCAGGTTCCGACCGCCGACACGCTCGGTGTTCCGACTATGCCCACCAAGGGCGAGGATTCGGATTGGACGACTGAGCTTCTGACCGGCAACGAGGAAGATACGATCCGGTTCGGCAAGCGCGAGCTTCGCCCGCACCCGGTCGCAAAGCGCGTCAAGCTTTCGAAGACGCTAATCCGCAAGGCCCCGAACGTCGAGAGCATCATTCTCGGCGAATTGGGTCGCATGTTCGGCGTTACCGAGGAAAAGGCGTTCCTTACCGGAAGTGGGATGCAGCAGCCGCTTGGCGTCTTCACGGCACACGCGGACGGCATCTCGACCGGGCGCGACGTTTCGACCGGGAACACCTCCACGTCGATCACTTTTGACGGCCTGATTTCCGCGAAATTCGGCCTGAAGGTTCAGTATCGCAACAGCTCTTCGATCCGTTGGCTTTTCCATCCGGATGCCGTTGAGCAGATTTGCAAGCTGAAGGATGGCGACGGCCAGTATTTCTGGCAGATGTCCGTTCGTGACGGAGAGCCGGATCGCATCCTGAATATCCCGTTCAGCGAATCCGAATATGCGCCGAACACGTTCACCTCGGGTCTTTATGTCGGCATCCTTGGTGATTTCTCGAAATACTGGATCGCCGACGCAACCAACATGCAGATGCAGCGCCTTGAGGAACTGTACGCTGAAACAAACCAGGTCGGCTTTATCGGCCGGATGGAATGTGACGGCGCTCCGGTTCTCGAAGAGGCATTCGTCCGCGTGAAGCTCGGTTAAGGAAGGAGCCAAGACAATGAACCCGACTCTTTTGAATGACCTCCAGATCGATCGCGTTCTGATCGATACGGCGGCGGGGCAGGCTGCGACCGGCTCCGATATCCTCGACATGGCGAACTATGAAGGTGTGATCTTCATCGCCAAGCTCGGCGATGTTAGCAGCGGTTCTGTTGTGACGCTCAACGCGCAACAGAACACGGCCAACAGCACGTCCGGCATGGCGACCCTTTCGGGTAGCGCCACGTTCACGGCGGGCGCTTCCGATGCCGACGATGATCTGCTGATCCTCGACGTTTACCGGCCGCGCGAACGCTATGTCCGCGCGCTCCTGACTTCGGGGACCGCCAACGCCGTCAAGAACGGCATCATCGCGATCCGCTATGGCTCGCGCACGAAGCCTACCACGCAGGGCGCGACCGTTCTCGCCAGCGCAACGCTGGTTTCGGCGGCCGAAGCCTGACCCGCCTGGGCGGCCGGGTAAGCCGCCCACCCTTTTACCGTGCCTTGAGTGGCTAGGCGGGAGACCGCTGCAACCAACGGAGATTTTATGGCAGACGCAACTTATTCCCCGAAAGTATATCGCAAGCAGGGTGGTGACGAACTGGTCGTCGCATCCGGCGGCAAAATTACCGTCGAGACCGGCGGGATTCTGGCGGCCAATGGTGGAACGCAGGCAACCGCCATCGCGAGCCTCACCGACAGCACGACTGGAACCGCCACGGATACGCTTGACGATACGACTGCGGGCCAAAAGGATGACATTGCCTCGCTTGCAGCGAAGATCAACGCCATTCTTGTAGCACTTCGCGGTGCTGGCATTATCGCAGCGGCATGATGCGTATTCGGATGAAGTCCCGGCTTGCGGGACCTGACCGGGTGGCGGGGCCGGGGGATATTATCGATATCTCCCCGTCCGCTGCGGAATCGCTGGTCGCCGGAGGGTATGCCGATCGGATTGACATGCCGGTTGAGACTGCAATTGCGGATGCTCCTGAAACCTCGTCCCTGAAACCAGTCCGACGCAAGAGGGGTTAGATCATGCCTGATCGCAGAACATCCGGCTCCGGCCCCGATACCTTCGGCTTCGGCGGTGATGCAATCGACCTTACCGGCGGCGATTACCCCGTCCCCGATACCGTCAAGGCGATCACCGTCGTTGCGGCCGGGAACGTGGTCTATCGCTCGGTCGATGGTAGTGCCGACATCACCGTGACCAGCGCCTTCGTTGGTTACGAGCTTCGCCATCACGCGCTTATCATCCGCCAGTCCGGCACGACCGCGACGCTGGCGACAGTCATTTAACCGGCGCTCCTCTCCCGCCGTAACCTGGCCCTTCGGGGCCTTTTTTATTCGAGGTGAATGATGGCCAACGCGATCTATCCGCTCTACAAGGCGGCTCTTCTGGACGCTTCCACGAACGTCGATCTCAATGATGGCACGGTGAAGGCCGCGCTGATCGACACCGCTGACTATACCTATAGTTCAGCGCACGACTTCTGGGACGACGCCTCGGCCGGAGTGGTCGGCACACCGCAGACGATCGGCAACACGACCGTCACCGGCGGCCTGTTTGATGGCGATAACGTCACCTTTACTGCCGTGACGGGCGATACGTGCGAGGCCATCATTATCTACATCGACACAGGCACACCAGCCACGTCGCGGCTCGTGGCCTATATCGATACTGGCGTTACGGGCTTGCCGGTTACTCCCAACGGCGGCGACATAACGATCTCATGGCATTCTAGTGGTATATTTTCCTTGTAGGCTCTAGAAAATGGCCCGCGTCTTCGTCTGTAGCGACATCTTTGGTGACGACAAGGATGACATTCAGTCGTTCATCCGGCTCCTATTCCATCTGAATCAGATCGACCTTCGCGGCGTTTCGGTTAGCTATTACGCGGCGCACAACCACCATCAAAATCTGATCGATCTCGTTGAGGATCATCTAGCCACTGACATGGCGCTGTTGACGGCGATGGACTCGAATTATCCAACGGCGGCGACGGTTTCAGCTCTGATCCACAAAGGCAAGGCCGGTACGGGCGCGCCCACCGGCGGTGCTGACACTGCCGGGTCGAACGCATTGATCGCAGCGGCGCTGGCGGCGTCCCCGTCCGATCCGCTGTGGGTACTCAACTGGGGCATGTTCGGGGATCTGGCGCAGGCGCTCTATGACGACCCGAGCATCTTGCCCAACATCCGCGTCTACGGCATCGCGCCGACGGCCGGGTATAATTACACATCGGATGCACTTGCCGCAGATTATCTGATCGACAATATGGTTCCGGGCCAGCCGCTCGACGACCTCTGGTTCATCGCGAACGACAGCAGCTTTCGCGGCATGTATTGCGGGGCCTCCGGTGAGAATGTGCCTGATCGCCAGTTCGCGCCGCGCTATGCGTGGGGCCGTGGGGCGATGGGCGACTTCTACGGCGACGCCTGCTGGGCTTCGGACTTCTCCTCGGCAGGCTACAAGGAGGGCG